ATATTTCTTCAATCGAGGAGTTCGAACATGGGCCGCGCCACACATCAATTCAGCCAGACGAAGACGGCTGATATACCACGATCGTCCTTCGACCTCTCTCATGGTCTTAAGACCACATTCAACGCCGGATTACTTATCCCGATCCTCTCTCTCGAGGTGCTACCCGGCGACACAATAAATCTTCGCGCAAGTCTGTTCGGCAGGCTTGCGACGCCAATTAAGCCGATTCTCGATAACCTGTTTCTCGAGACATTTTTCTTCTTCACGCCCTATCGCCAAGTCTGGGAAAACTGGACAAAGTTTTGCGGCGAACAAGAAACACCCGGCGACTCAACCGACTTCGTCGTACCTATCCATCAATCATCTTCGGCCACTCTCGAGGGGCAGATGGGCGACTATCTTGGCGTCCCTCTGGGCACTGTCCCCGACTTCATCGACATCAGCGCGCTACCGACGCGCTGTTACACCCACATATATAATTTCTGGTTTCGGGACGAAAACCTAGTAGACCCGACACTATTCAATCGCGGCGACGGCCCCGATACCGGGTCAAATTCTCTCACCTTAAACTCATCACCCAGGCGCCGGCGGAAACGCCGCGACTACTTAACCTCTGCTCTGCCGTGGCCGCAAAAAGGCGATGCCGTTGTAATTCCAATCGGCACAAGCGCCCCGATCGTCGGCCTCGGAATCGAAACGACTCCGCAAGCAGCAATACAACTGACCGCTCGGGAAACCGGCGGCATAACAACAACGCAGGAGTTCCGCTTCAGCTCAACGTCCGAGGTGCTGATCCTCGAGGATCCAGCAAACATCGGCTTCCCGAACATATTTGCCGACCTGACGGCGGCAACAACAGTCACCATCAACGACCTTCGGGAATCCTTCCAAATTCAAAAACTACTCGAGCGCGATGCTCGAGGCGGCACGCGCTATCCGGAAATCCTCCGGGCGCACTTTCAAGTGTCGGATCCTTCTCTGCTGGTTCACCAGCGGCCGCTATATCTCGGCGGCGGATCGACGCGCATCAACATCACTCCGGTCGCCGGGACGTTCCCGACTGCGACCGATGTTCAAATCTCCGACACCCCGCAAGGAAACCTTGCGGCCTATGGCACTGTCTCCGCAACGGGTCACGGTTTTACCGCGTCCTTCACGGAACACGGCCACATAATCGGCATCGTCAACGTACGAGCCGACCTCACCTATCAGCAGGGCCTCGAGCGATACTGGTCGCGCCAGACTCGCTTCGACTTCTACTGGCCCGCCCTTTCGCATCTCGGCGAACAAGCAATATTCAACAGCGAGATTTTCGTCTCGAACGATAAAAATATCGACGGCGCGACCTTCGGATATATTCCGAGGTACGACGAATATCGCTTCAAACAATCTCAAATCACAGCTACCTTCCGCAGCTCGGCTGCGGCCTCTCTCGACGTCTGGCATCTAGCACAAGACTTCGCAACACTACCCGTCCTCGATAAGGCTTTTATCGAGGACAATCCGCCTATCGACCGCGTCGTAGCGGTACCCGCAGAGCCCGACTTCCTACTCGATGTCTGGTTCAAAATACGCGCAGCTAGACCGCTGCCACTTTACGCAACACCCGGCCTAATAGATCACTTCTAACACCTCACGGAGTCCGTCGCCCTAGCGCAATTCATGTAGCCAGGGCGATGGATTACCGAGAGGAATCATTCACAGGAATAAATCATGGCCGGACAATTACCAGCAACAACAGCCAAAGGCGTCGGGCTACTCTCTGCACTCCCTCTCATCGGAAGCGTCGTTTCTGCCTTCGGACAAATGTCAGCAAACCGAGCTAACCGACAAATGGCCCGCGAACAAATGCGCTTCCAAGAGCGCATGAGTTCAACCGCGTATCAACGCGCAGCTAAAGACCTCGAGGCCGCCGGTCTTAACCGCATCCTCGCCCTCGGAAAACCCTCAAGCACTCCCTCGGGCCAAACCGCACAAATGCAAAACATCGGCAAAGACGTTATACCCGCGATCAACAGCGCGATAAGTCTGCGCATGCAGAACGTCCAAATTCTAAACGTCGAAGCCCAAACAGCACTCACCAATGCACAACGCCAAGCAATCCAGCCCGCCGCTACAATCGGCGGAATAATCGAAGCCGTCACTGACGACGTCAAGGAACACTTCAAAGGAAAAACAGCAATGCAAGTAGGCAAAGAAGCCAAACTTGCCATCGGCGAAATAGCCAAATCATTAGGCCTATCGCCAGAGAAAACAAATACGCTGCTAATGGAAACATTAAATAAGATGGATGAAATTCCATCACACTGGACTCCGGACAAACATTAAATAAGATGGATGAAATTCCATCACACTGGACTCCCGGACAAAAACTAACATGGGCAAAAAACAATCCCCAAAAAATCAAGAGATTTTTACAACGGCAAACGGACATGGGGTTACGCCCATGAAAAAATCAACTGCCCAGGGCGCGGGAACCGTGAGCGCAGCGAGCAGCCCTAGGCCGTTCTCTCAAGACTTTTCCGCTGGCGGAAAAACACAACAACACTTCACGGAATCCGTGAATGTGAACAACATCGTCGCGCACTATCTTCACACGGGCGTCGACCCGTTCGAAGAACGGAAAAAAAATATGACCTTCGGCTACGCATCGTCAAAATCCTTCTCCGAAGCGATGCAAACTATCGCCGAGGTCAACACATCATTCGCCGAACTTACCGGCGAACAACGCCAAGGCTTTGGCAATAGCCCCGAGCGATGGTTAGACCATCTCGCGACCCTACCCCCGGAAGGCGACGAAATCGTCGATCCTGAGCCCTCTGAGGGCTCCCCAGAATCATCTGATTCTGACCCCCCGGCGACCATAATTGAGCCGGAATCTGACAGTACCTAGCTTGTCCTGTACTGTCACAGGTGACCACTTTTCTACAACAATCAGTCAAACCCACAGGAGATACCAATGCGACGTAAACGCATCCCAAGAAAGAAATCCCGCAAGCTGTTCAAAAGGACAGCAAATCGCGTGCATAAACGCAACGGGATTCGGACAGTTCCGCGTGGCGGAATTGCACTATAAAATCGCAGCTTTAGCCCTAGGCGCTCTTGCCCAGGGCGGCTGCGCATCTGGAATAAATCCATGCCTTGTTATCGACCAATTACCGCGTACCACTCAACCGGCGGATCGATCACCTTCAACAAATCGCAATCCTTCGGAATCGAACTCCAACTACCCTGCGGACGTTGTCTTGGCTGTCGTCTCGAAAAAGCTAAAGAATGGGCCTTGCGATGCTCTCACGAAGCCTCGCTAAATCAGAACGGCCTTAACAATTCTTATCTGACTCTGACCTACGCGCCAGAGCATTTACCACAAGACGGCAATCTCAAACACGAAGATTTTCAAATCTTCATAAAACGGTTACGACACAAAACAAAGAAAAAACTCCGCTACTTCATGTGCGGGGAATACGGCGACGCAACAAACAGGCCTCACTATCATGTGATCTTATTCGGCCATACGTTCGCCGATCAAAAATTAGTAAACGTACGCAAAGGAAACAGGGTTTACACGTCAGCCCTACTCGACAAAACATGGCGGAAAGGTGGCTGCGAAATCTCTGGGGTCACCTTCAAAAGCGCGGGCTACGTCGCGCGCTACATTCTCAAAAAACAGCAGGGAGATCCTGCTGAAATATTCAATCGCTACGTCATAATTAATTCGGACACTGGCGAGATGAAATCTCGCAAACTCGAATACACCCAAATGAGCCTCAAACCGGGCATCGGATTCAAATGGTATGAACAAAATTACTCGGACTGCTTCCCACATGACTACTGTGTACTTCCCGACGGACGGCAAACGTCCGTTCCCGGTTATTACCGAAACCTACTCCGAAAATCTGACCCGGCTCTATGGGAAAAACTCAGGGACGATAGGATTGAAAAGGCAAAATCAAACCCCAATAACACGCCAGCTCGTCTGGTCGTACAAGAATCTTGTAAACGCGCACAAACTCGAAAACTATCAAGGAATTTCTTATGAAACATTTGCTATTCACAATCTATGACGAAAAGGCTGACGTATTCATGCCTCCATTTTTCGTTCCTGCAGTCGGGCTCGCTACTCGAGCTTTCTCGGACTGCATCAATTCTGACTCCCATGCGTTTGGCAAACATCCCTCCGACTACACGCTCTTTCAAATCGGCGAATTCGACGATGCGGTAGCGGAAATCACCAATCACACCAAGAAATCCCTCGGCAATGGTGTAGAGTTCATCTCGAAAGACC